TTATTTACCGAATCGCAAGCCGAAACAGCATACCCATCTGGATCTTTCTCAAACACCGTATCAAACCAACCCAATACATCAGACGCATGGTAACATTCGGGATTGGAGATAACTATGTACTGCCCTATACCAACAGATGCAGCCATATTGAATAAAAGAGCTGGGTTTACACCATCGCGCACCACAACCATCTGTTTTATGTTATTCAACCCATTTGGTATATCAATCAATTCTCCCTTCCCATCCAACACAACAACAACCTCCCAATCTTTCCGTTTCCCATACCAATGTTGAAGAGAAAGAAGCGTGTTGTAAAATTGATTGATGCGATTTTTATAAGGATAAATAAACGTGTATTTCATAGCAACACCGACTCTATGGCACGAATTATGCCGGTTGATTTTTGCTCACCTGTCAGAAAATCGGGATCTGCAATACTGTTTTCAAATTCTGTTGCGAACGAAGCCCCTGCGTACCAATGGAAACCTATAGTTTTTTTATGCAAACAATACGGGGAGTTCGGTGTAAAAAACGCACTTTGCACTTTCCTCATGATAAATTCTGGATAAATGCAAATGGGTTTTTGAGGAAACATTTTGAATCTTCGCGTAACACGTTCAAGAAGTACACAACCTAAATCTTGATAACCAACAGCACTCTCTAAATGCTGCTGTGCTTCCCCTTCCACCCTACAGAAAAAAGATATCGCCTCATCATCAAATGCGCCCAAGAATCCAATTGGCCAAACATTTTGCTCTGGATATTTAATCAAGAATGGTCCAGGTGGGGTTGGTAATGCGCTCATTGGTTTTGTGTAAACGATATCGAAATCAGACCAAAGTCCTCCCGCAACACTCAATATCCACCATCTAAAATAATCACTGAAATGGATATCTGAAAGCTCAATTTCTGTCCATGGTGCTTCATAAATGGCGACTTGAGGGATCGTGGTCAATTCGTGGAAATAGTCCTTCCCTATGTACTGCACTTTCTGTTCGTGGCTTTCCCATGCAGGAGCTTTGTTTTCATCTTCACGATACCAAACGACAATCTGCCAATATGGATTAAGTTTGGCAAAAGTCTTCACTGTCTGTAAACGCAACCACGAAAGAGGCCGGGAACGTCCCCAAAACAAATGCACCTTTTTATACATGCCATATCCCATGATAATACTCCGTGGACACTGTTAAGATGCGTTCAAATCCCAAAAAATCCTCAGGTTGCCATAAAGATTGATGCAGGTTATATACGTTTTGGTAATAATCACTGGAAGGGTCATTGAAAAGCCTTGTATTCTCATCCCAAAACAAAGGTGTCAAAACAATAACAGTGTTGGCACGTTCTTTGGCTTGCTGCAAAAGCTGTATGCCGCGTTCTTTTGGAAGATGCTCGATGAAATCTATCATCAAAACAACATCGACACGAATGTTTGGTAAATCGTCATGCTCCAAATCCAACAGGTAATCTGGTTTGAATTTAGGGAATGCGTCAACGCCAATGAACCTTGCTCGGACTTTTGGCCAATACCACTTATCCCCACACCCGACATCTAAAACACGGGATCTTTTTGGAATATTCTTTCTTAGCCAAGTGTTCATGTCCATTAGACAAACTCCTCATGTTCCAAAGGCGTCATTACCATATCTAAGGCGGCGTTATAATCTCCGTAATAACATTTGGTGCAATGAGAACCATCGAATGGGATTTGCTTATTAAACATCTCTTTCCAATCTTTACCGGGTGCGTTCATCTGCATCCTGGGCTCAAAATCTAACGATGGTGGATCCATTGCATACTGTATCCCACAACATGGGTAAATATTACCGTTAGTTCCAATCATCGGCTTGAGAAGACTGATCCAGCACTTCTTTGCACCAACTGTATGATCTTTACGACCTTGATAGATAACCAAGCTGTCTTTGATGCCAATTCTACTACGCAGTTCTTGGCGTACAACAGCCATGTCAGGTACATTTTCCGTATCCAACAAATCGCTAACAATGCGAACATGGGTGAATTTATGGTAATTTGCATATTTCACAACCAATGCTAATTTGTCATAATCAGGTTTTGCTGTTAGGACATAACTAAATGCCCAACCCTTTATTGCAGGGATCCCCTTGCGAACTTTGCTCAAAACAGACAAAAGTTCTTCCACATTACGATCATCCGAAACACTTACCCGTAACCATGTCAACAAACGCAAGGATTTAACTAAAACGGTGTCCAACAAAGCGCCGTTTGTTACCAAGCCCGTCTGAAGTCTCAATGAATCTGCCCTATACAAAATTTCAGAAAAATCAGGATGAAGGGTTGGTTCCCCTCCCCCTGTTATCGTAATGGCTGCTGCACCCATCGCCTTAAATTCCCGAAGTGTTGCAATAACCTTTTCAAGAGGCATTGTCTGTGTATCGTTGCGTTGAGCACAAGAACAGAATGAACAGGACAAATTGCACAGATTGGTGATACTAAGTTGCGGATGATAAGGAATTATCTTTCCATCAACTATGCAATTGTTAAGGTTGCGAATGAGTTTGGCTGGAAAAACACTAGCTGCTGTGTAACTGCGAATTTTGGTTGTATCATTCATAAATCACACCATCCAATTCACTTCATGTGGTCGAGGGTTGCCGTGAAAGGCGACAATAGACGCGCCGCCACCTATGCCGCGCAAAACGTGGCATTTGTAACTAACTACGTTTGGCTGAATCTTTTGCACAGGGCACCATGAGTTTAACCCCATCAACGGGCGGATGAAGGCTTGGTCGCCTCTGTTACTGCGGGAACCTTTGTCGTGCTTTTCGATAAAATGCGCCGAATTTTCCATAAATTTGTTGTAAATGAAATCCAATTGTTCTGCTTCCCATGACATTATCCCTGTAGCCAATTCCCCCTTGTCGTTGAAATCACTCAAGAACAAAGGCCATTTCTCGTTGTATTTGAGCAACGGTGAAATATCCCCAGTGATAACCGTGTCCAGATCGAAGTAAATTACCCTTCCTGTAAATACGCCAGGATGAAACAAATACATCTTGTTCCACCAACCAGGAAGAACGTCTGGTATTTTCATGGCAGCTCTACCCAAAAGTTTCTTAAACTGGCTATCTGTAGTCAGGCACATAAATTGAAATGGGACGGGTTGTTTAACCAAACTGTCCCACAACCGCAAAACGTATTCCTCCCTGAACCCCTTGCCCGGTTTATATACACAAGCAACAGTTACCATGACAACGCCTCATCTATGGTTATGAAAGGGAAATCGGTTAAAGCACTGTCTTCGGATACGTTATAGCATTCTATGCCAAGATCATCCAAAGCACGTTTTATATGAGGAAATGCCTCAAGAAAACGGTTTACATAAACATCCTTGGGTGCGACAGCCTGGTGATAGTTGTGCCAGTTGTGCTTACCATCCACCAACTTCATATCGTACCCAAGAAGCACAATTCTTTTAGCCCCCAAGTTCACCGCCAAATTTATGGCGCTCGCACCACTGCTTCGATTCCATGCCACACATTTGTCGGAAATATCAATACCAAACATTTTGCGGCCAGAACGTTGAATTTGGATAATGCCAGGGGACCACTTTTGACGATCGGCACAGGTGAACTTCAAACCTTTGAATCCCATTAGTTCGACCATGTTCCAATCATGAAATCTGCCGTCTCCGAACCAACAGACATCCGCCCAAGGCGCAAGGCGATAGGCAGCATTGACAGCAATGACACGTTTATCTTGGAGGCGGGACACGTCTATTTTTACCAAAGACGGCCCACCTCCAAGGATAAAGCACGTTGCATCATTCCACAATTTTGGGATTAAGCCCATCGATAAGCTCCTGCGCTTGTTTGACATTGAGAGGATGGTCATTGAGTTTGCGTCCATCATCTGTGATAACGTCAAACCCTCCTTCAACCAAAAACAATGTGGGAAGCTTCACAGGGACAAGGTTTTCAAACGAAGGGCTTTCAATAAGCTCCCATCCGTCCATGAAGGAAGCCGGGATGGTATTGGGGAATGGTGTTTCAAGAATGTCACCCGGTTTGTAAACTTTTCCCTTGATATTTAGATAGGGACGGAATCCTGCCCGTCTTCTATACTTGAACAAAGGTTTTACATCCCCATGCCCAGAATCTGCCCCCAGGGCAACGCTAGGGGGTTGGGGTATGGTAAGGGCAGGGGCAGGGGCCGAAGTTGGTTTTTCGGCGGGGGATTTTGCCGTTTGCGCCGCAATAGTGGCGGTGGGTTTGGTAGGTTTGGTGGTAGTCGTTCCTTTTCTGGCCATTTGATGCTCCTTTTTTGGTAAAAGATAAAACAAAACCCCTTCCCTGGTTAAAAGGTCGGGGCTTTGTCATTCAAATATGAAACACCTGCTGTTTACGCAGAAGCATGACAAATACCGCATTTGCCATCTTGGTCGGCGCGTACCTGCGGAACTTGAATGCCCATGACTTTGAAATGATGGAGCATGTTGCCTTCGGTTTGCCATTCAACCGGGGTAATTTCCATACCCTTAACAAGCCTCACAGTAGAGGCACTCATCGAAACCAACACAACGTTGTTCGCGGCAAGGGTGTCAGAGACGCGGATGGCTTCGATTCCCCCGATTTCCATAATCCGCTGACGGATGGTTTTCGGATAACCGGCAACATAATCCTTGTCCAACTCGGTCTCATACAGGGCCGGGATATAGAGGACATACGGGCCGTATTTCTTGTCATTCAGAAGACTCTGTTTCATGCTCATAACATCACCACAGATGGTTGCGCCAGTAGCGGCAGAGGCAGTCCATGCAGCGGTCAGAGTCACAAGGTTCCGGTTGGGGTGATTGGTATAGCCGTAAATGGTCCCGCCGCCGAAGGTGTAGTTAACACCGCCGATGGTAAGTCCGTTCATCAGCATACCCTCGATTTTTTCGGCAACCTTGATACCGGCAAGCATACCCATGGTTACGTCAAGAGCATCGCCGGTAGTACGAGAAGCGGCCAGAACACGGGCATTGATGGTGAAGCCTTTGTGAACGATGGGGAGCGGCAGGTACTTGATGCCAAAGTCCACGGCATCGTTTTTGCTACGCTGTGCCCCATCCATCGATACTTCGGCGTCATTGATATCACCAACGTCTTCGTATTCGAGGACAGTTTTGCCAAGCCCGTTGCCGATGGTGTAAACCAGACCGCGTCTTTCCAGATCGGCTACAGCAACCAGACGATCTTGGGCAGCTTTCAGAATGGCGGTATCGTAATGCTTCCACTCATCTTTCCGCAGAGTGGCGTTGACGACCATGTGGGCCGCACCGTTAAGATTGATATAAGACTTGCCATCGTTCTCCACCCACGGGCGAAGCGACTGAACGCTCATCCCGGCAGCCTGGAGTCGTTGAGCGACCGAACCAAAAGCCGCGCCGTTCATGAGAATATCCATGCCTTCCATGTTTTACCTCCTTTACTTTGAATGGGTTGAATTAGGCAATCATCACTTCGATGAAGCCGTCAGGGTCAACCCCGGCGCTGCCGCTCATGTCTACGGCTTCCATCGCGATACCAACGATCTGTTCATGATAATAAATGCCCGTACTGTCAAGCGCCATTGCTTGAAGGGTGCCATCGCCAGCACTTTCCAGCTTGGCACCAATGGCAACGTTCTGGCCGTCTTTGAGGATCATCTGGACTCGGTCGCCAGAACGCAAAATGGCCGTTTGTGCAACCGCACCAGAACCATAAGCGTCCGCAACATCGTTGCCTTGCATATTGTCTTCCAGTGCGACAATGATCGGGGTTACGTTACCCGATGCGGTGGAATGTTTCTGAACTTTGCCCGCAGAAGTAATCTCCAGCAGGTGGCACGGTGAAAGGGCCGCAGCGGTGACAAACTCTTCCCGGATGCCAGTAAAATCTTTGATAAGTACCGTGTTACGCATAGTCATTCTCCCTTCTGTTGTTTGAAATGTTATTTGTTTTCCCAGTTAATCTTAGGTGCTTCAAGAATTTCCACCTTCTTGGCATCCGAGGTGGTTTTTGCCGGAGCAGGGGGATCACCTGCGTTGGCTGCAAAATTGGTTGCGGGTGCAGTGGGTGCCGGTTGGGAGGCCAATTTGGCAAGAGCTTGGAGCTCGTTGAGGTCTTTAACACCGAGTTGTTCGTCGGTGAAAGGGTTTGCCGTATTGGCTTTGATGGTAGTGATGGCACCATCACGCTTTTCTTTGTAGGTGGCAAGGCCCATTTCAACCTTAGTTTTGAGATCGGGCGAAACAGCATTGAGCAGTGCTGTTTCGTTGTCGATGATCGCCGGAGCAGGAATAGAGGCGGGACGTTTTGCAAGCGCCTCGATAGCTGCAAACTGATTGCACTCCAAGCCTTCCAGCATTTCCCGATCAACCTCGGTAAAACCTGCGTTGATCGCCAGCAGGGCAAACACTTTCCCTTTTCTCTCTTCCGAGTTTTTCGCCATGTCCTTGCCTCCTTCTTCATTGGATACTTGCGGGGCTTTTGAACCACACCCACAATCTGGTTGAGTTGTTTGATTACCAACGGGGATGAATTCTCTTTGTTCGGTTACTTCTTGCAGGTCGTTACCAAGCACAACAGCACCGGAAGAATCCACGGTGTAATCGCGCTTGTAAAACTTTCGAGTCATACCTGATGATGCCTGATGGCCTGGGCACACTTCGTAAATCACGCTGTTCTCATAAACAGCACGGCAAAAATTCATGGCAACAGGACTATCAAGTCTATCAATGGCTTCACGGACACCGTCAACCCGTTTGCGCAAGTCGTCGGTGGCTCCGATGGCATTGATGATATGATTGTATTTCACCAGCATTTCTTTGTCCTCCTTCGTTTGATTCAGGCGCACTCCGCATCCGTCTTGCCAATTACAAGCCCCTTGCCCACCCGGCAACAGGGCTAAATGATCGGGACGAAAACGCCGAGCTATCGCTTGATATTCTTCTCCATTCCATGTTCCCACTGTTTGCTCATCTTCGGTAAACAAACCAGTTGATACTTCCAACGGGGTGTTGTTGTTCAAGGCGGAGATTACTTCAGGGAATCGAGCTTGGCACTTTACAGCATCAACCCAAATCTCTCCTCGCAATCTGTCTCCGTCGAGATTAACTGAAAACAAGCGTCCAACGCAAACCCTATCTAACACCGCTGGGCTGTTGGCACTACCTTCAGCAGGATGCCCTACGGTAACAGGAACGCCGTTCCATGCCATAGGGAAAGTTGCAAGTTCTTCAAGTGGGTAGAACAACGGGCCTTGGGATCCGTTATGAACACCTTCGCGAAGAATGACAACAGGGGCGACAAGATAAGCCCTACCTTCATGCTCTTCTCTCCTCACCAATAAGGAGGTAGCCCTGTTTGTAACCTGCATGTACATTTCGTGTCTTGTTCTCATAAGCCCTCCTTATATATTGAACAGGATACACGGAATTTTTCAAAAGTAAATATTTTTTTTATGGTTCGTCTTCAATTTGATCGTCAGTGATGTCTCTTGGCAAAGCAACGCACCTACAATCGGGATGGACAGGTATCATTGTTTCCACTTGATCGAGTGTGTAGATACCTGGACCCATGCCATTGTTCCTGGAAGCCCTTTCGACACACAATGGGCAAACTCGACCGTCTCCAGCAGTCAGCCACTCTGCCAACAATCTCACACCCAATACCCCCGCGTCACGATACGTTGCTATCGTTGCAGAATGGTGAGCAGCAATCATTTCAGTGCGAGCAAGCAGCATAGCTCTATGGCGACCTATGCTGTCGATGGCTTCTGTAATACGCCTAGCAACTGTTCTTGGATCGACTCCCTCCAACAACGCTTCGCCCAATATCCTACGCAAAGCTGTATCGGTAGCAGAGGTGATGTTCTTCAATCCCAAGAATGATCTTTTTTCGATATAGGACAACCGAGACCTTGTCGAAGCTGACTGAAGCATGGAAGATGCTGTAGCATTGGCAGGGTATTGTTGTACTTGCCAACCCGCTCTAGCTAACTCGGTTTTACCTCTACGCAATCCTTTCAGGAAAGCTAACAGAAGGAAGGTATATAACCACGAGTGGGATTCTTCTGTTGGTTGTGCTTGTCCATATTGGTACGCTTCAAGGATACGGGCTTCTTCTGCCTGAAACCATTCCATAAACTCATCAACCTGTTCATCGAATGGTTTATTGGCGAATTGCCCTGGGCGAGCCGCCTCCTGTAGCACAAGCCTTGGGTAGTTGGAAGGTTGTAATCCAAAAGCATCGTTGGAGATAATGCTTTCTACAACCACCCTTTTCAGTCGGGAATAGCGGCGGCGCATATCTGCCTCGAATGCTTTCCGCAAGGTCAAAGTGCGAGTGGGATCCTGTCGACCTAAAGCAGTGGCGGAATTCATTGATATGGTAGAATTACAGGTACAGTCAACTTTATGGGAATGAACCATATTAACTCCATTCATTTTGTAAAAAATTTTGTGTAGTTTCTGATTCTACTTCTCTTAATCTTTTCTTTACTATAAACGAGGGGTTGAAAACAACCCCTCGGGGCAGGTTGAAAATAACCCCTCTGCAAGTGTTGAAAATAACCCATTCAGGTTACACCACTGTTGGAGTTTTAGCCGCAATTTTTTGGGCTTTTGCTTCTTCTTCCAACATTCCTTTCACCAACTGTTCATCTAATGCGCCTTCCATTTTCCTCAAAGCTTCAACGATTTTGTTCAATTTACTACCACTGAAACCAAGGATCAGTTCAACAAATACCTCTGGCGGAATGATAAATTCCCCATTGAGGCTGTTGCTGTACATCATCAACGCTTCGCTTCGCAGTTTGGATACTTCTGCTTGCTGTTGGTCAGAAGGTGCAAACAAGTCTGGCCATTCCAACGTGTAAAATTCGTATTCTGGTTCAGATAACACACCATGTTCGATCATACGTTCGATGAATGGCACAAGGATGCCTGGCTCACAGAATCCGGTTCGACGTTCATGAACAACAGTATTCCAGTTGTGGGTGTCTTGAGTACTTGCCAATTCTCCTCGCTCACTACCGGTTAAAATACGCTTTGGAATACCTGTTGCACCTGAAATGAGGAGAATTTGTGCATCGATGAACTTTTCCGGATCAGACACTTGGGGTTTGAGTTCGTTGATTTCCACACCTTGGGTACGAAGAATGCGCCGAAGGTTATTTTCGTACTCATCAATTTGGGTTTTCAACGCTTGTTTGGATTCGGTAGTCATCATACTGTCAGGATCAAGGTTGAATTGCATACCAGGTCTTGCACCACGCCAGTACATTTCAGCACAACCACCCGCTACTTTCTCCAAGTCCATAAGGCGGTTGAACACACATTTAAGACGAGGAACACCATAAACAGGGCTTTCTGTTAAGCCATCAATAACATGGATAACGCGAGAATGGTGAATATTACCAGAAACAGGGACGTTGGGTTGGGTAACGTTGTTGTTGATGTTGTAGGTTTTGGGCATACCGTACCGAGGGTCTGTGATGTTCGTTTCAAGAGTTCCCAGGGAAACACTACCTTCACCATAAGCTCTGATATAAGCCAACTTTTTTCCAGCTTTCTTTACAACAGGTTGACTGAGGTCGTTGTCACCCTCATACCCAAGTACCAGAATGGCAAAACGACCCAAACCTGTGAATTTATCAACCGTTTGGAACAGTTGCGATAACTTCAATTTACGGTTTCTGATTAAACTGCGCCATTCTTTCTCAAATACCGTATCTTTCTCACCGTCGTCTTCTCCATCTCCATCGACAATTTTAGGCAGATTACGCCAAGCTGCCGCAACAGGTGCATCAATGATACGTTGGGTAATGTCTTGGCGAGCATACCGGGCATAGTAGTGTTCATAACAAAGAGACTCATCACGCATGTACCCAAGCGCGGTATAAAGATCGCGATTTCCATCGTAACTACCCCCGAGATATTGGGATAGAAGTGCCCTTGGTATGATGTCACTGAGCAATTTCATTCGAAGATCGTCGGTATTTGCATCGGTTTTAACAGTTCTCGCCATTGGAATTCCCTCCCTTTATTGGCTTTCTATAGTGTTTTACCACCCTCCAGCAATGCGTTTATTGCTGAGTTGGTTATATCCCGCGCATGTAGCGTCCACTTGGTCTTTGTATTTTCCATTGGGAAATACCCCAAATTCATCAAGAAATGCCTTATTCCAAGGGGCTCTTTGGAGTAATACGTTACCGATATTGACTTGGGAACTGAATGGGTAAGCACGAAGTTCTTTATCTCCAGTGGGACGATCTACGATAACAAAGAAACCATCTAGGTTTTTAACGGTATTTTCAGTACTTTCCTTTCCACCGGAACCCGGTTCTTGTTCAATAAGAACGGGAATATGCGCCCCGTCTATTTGAGCGGTTTGCTTAATCATACGCTCTCTGTGCGCACTACCCCACTGACCACGGATAACATCACCAATAACATACTTGCCATCTCTGGTCTTTCCAATCTTGATACCCGCTGTATAAGCCCCCTTCAGCACACTACCCGCCTTGTCCCAACTACGAACCCAACCGTTCGGTGGAACAAGACTTATAGCATTTTCTTCAATTCCAAAGAAACCCGTCTTGAACAAACCACCTTCACGCGGAGAAGGACGCTGTTGTAACTGCCCGGCAGCACCGTAAATACCCAAAGCCGTCTCTAACTCTTCCATCTCTGGAATTCCAAACCGTTCTGGCCACAACAACTGTCCTTCTTCAGTGCGCGGATCCGTCCAAATTGGAGTGGTACAACGGTGTTCCTCCTCAAACCGTGCCGGTAAATTAAGATGAACCCAACCACCTTTCTCTATAACATGACCCGCAAGATCGTTGGAATGAACACGCTGTTGAACGATCACCATTCTACCCGTTCTAGGATCATTCAAACGGGTACTCATAGCCTCATCCCACCAAGCCAGCACGGCATTTCGCTGTGCCTCAGACTCAGCTTGTCTAACGTTATGGGGATCATCAACAACAATAATATCCCCACCCTCTCCAGTAATCGCCCCATCAACCGAACTGGCAATTCTATACCCACCTTTATCAGTATCAAACCTGATCTTTGTGTTCTGATCCGAGGTCAACTTAAACTTTTCCTCCCAAAACTCTTGATACAAAGGCGACTCAACGATCCTCCTGCACTTGGTACTATCTCGGATGGAAAGGGTATGCGCATAAGAAGCAAACAAAAACTGAAGCCCAGGATTCTTAACCCAACCAAACGCTGGAAACGCTACAGAAACAGCAATAGACTTCATATGCCTTGGCGGCATCGTAATCAACAACCTCCGTATCTGCCCATTGAGCACTGCCTCCAAATGCTCACAAATTGCCTCTATATGCCACCCGCTCATATACGGTGCAGGATCAATACTAGGCCAAAACATCCTTATGAAATGAGACAGCTTTCGGCTTGCCAGCTCCTTCTGTATCGCCCGTAACGCCACGGCATTACCCAGTAGCTGCTGCACGGCACCCTGTTGCATAACTGTTCTAGCCATAACTTCCTCCCAATCCTTTATTTCTGCCCATTTAACCACACTTGCATGACCCCGGTACAGAGCTTTATGTAGATGAATCCTGAAAAACACAATTTAGATGAATTGAGAAAATTTTGAGAAAATTATACCTATTTTTTGTAATTGGCCATTGGAAGAGAAAAACATAATTTTACTTCTATTCCAAAATTACTCTGTGGAGTTGGGGTGGCCCACCCATCGATCCTCGCTCGCCGACCGTCGAAGGGGGGGGGAGGGGGATCCCCAGCCCTGCCCCATCGTGGCACAGACTCGCCCCCTGTGCCACGATGCCATGCTGGGGCAGTGCAAGGTAAGCCTGGCCCAGCCGTGCCCTGTGTCGCCCTTGTATGGGGGTACAGTACGCCCTACCCCTGCCCCTGGGGTACTTCATGGGATACGGGTTCCATGCCAACCACTCCCTCTGCCCCCTGTGCCCGGTTGGTTCCCTGTGCCCCCTGGGCTGGTAGCAGGCCCACCCGGCACGCGACCGCGACAATAGCTTCAAGTTCGGCAGTGGTAAGCTGGGGTACGGTTGCCTCTGGGGTACCCGCACCTTCTGTGCCCGGTATACCATGTTCAACACGGGTAACGTGCTCCACCTTGCGAACGTTCCGCCACCGTTGCCCATGCCGGTTCTGTAATAGGAACATGAGTGCCGTTGTATCTGGAGCCATCTGTTTCGTCACTCGCTGTGTCACCACTTCCTCGTACCCTATAATCACCTTATGGGGTGTCCCTTTTTCATTAAATATCGTGTCGTATAACGGGACCCTGGCAGTGGTGACTTCTTCGTACTTATACCCTGTAGCCCGCTGTACAAGCGCCTTCTCGGCCCTGTTTAGAGCATAATAATCCCATCCATGTTTTAGAGCTGCGACGAAACTGGAATGCCGCCACATCCACGCTTTTATAGTTCCCTCCGTTACCCCAAAATGTACACCTAATTGGTTTAGTTGTGCCCCATGCTCGGCGCATAGTAGGAACACTGCCCTGGGGTGAAACTC